AAGTTCGCTGTAAGCTAACCACTTTCCTAATAAAGCACTTAGCTCCATAACTTGCTTAGAACTAAACTTAGGGTCTTTCTTTTTGCCTAAGTTTTTTTGTATATAGTTATCAGCCATTTTTTTCCTTTTGTTAGTTTTATTATCCATGACTAAGTCGTACCTGAGTTGCAATTGTTTGTAAAGCAAAATAAAGCGGTGAGTTGTACTTTATATATGTAAAAACCTAGTAAAATGGCCATTTTTAGCCATATATACACAATATCTAGTTGTATTTAGACTTGTTAATTGAATTATTACTAAAAGATTGTTAAAAGAATCAAAAAGGGTTATTACTGAGTCGAGGAACTTTTTAGTTAGTTTTTCATTAATTATCCTTTTTGTAAAAAACGTAAAAAGTAGTGGCCTTGCTCCCTCAAGGCCACACTTGAAAGGATAAAATGATAAAAGTAGAAGTAACTAAAATATGGCTCGGCAAAGTATCAGTTAGGGATTATGTCTATAAAAAGGCACTTAAAACAAAACAATCTCTAGGTATTACGCATGGCAAGGAGTTTATGATAATTCCTTACGATAATCTTAAAAAGGCCAAGCAATATACTGAGACCATAATGCAATCAAAATTTAATGCTAAACAAAAATATAGACTAGTAGATTTTGATTGGAAGCCTTATAAGGAAGATAATCCGACTCAAGGTAAATTATGGCAAAATACAAAACCAAATCTGAACGAGACTACATGAGCAGAGTTGC